AGGACGTAAAAATGACTGAGTTTGAGAAGAACTGCTACGGTATGACCGAAGCCGACATCCGTGTGGAATATATGGGGTCAATGACTGCACACACATGTGGTTTGGAAATGGTTGCTATGGGGGTGTTGTCTGATGCCCAAGAACTGATGTCATTCGGTAACGATCAAGCAACTGATCAGGCTCGCAAGAACATCAACATCGCCAAGTACATCCTGTCTGAGATGATGGAATCAAAATTGAACAGTCTTCCTAGAGGGGGTCATTCTATAGTAGGGTCATCTATGGAGGTATCAGTATAATGCGTGGTTCTATTCGTACATTCATCGGTTTACTCGTGGTCTTTGGATCTGTTGGTGGTATGGATAATGCTACCGATGCGCAATTACCTGTTGTGTTGTTATTTGCTGTAGCAGGTCTCGCTCTTATGTATAGTGGTGTTCGTGCTATGAAGGAGATTCGTTAATGGCTAAGATCCGTGCTATCGTGAATGGTGTTCACTTCTATACTTGTACTCGTGCTATCAACAAGCAAACGGTATCAGACAACTCTCTACAGAACGTGGCGTTGCGCTTTGCTCTAGATTGTATGGGCAAGGATCTAGGTATTGGTCGCGACGTGCATCTTTACGACCATAAGATCAAGAAGCATACGTTCCAGATACAGCTGAGTGTGGTATAGGGGATAGGGGTAAAATGAAATCTATCAGCAGTTGGACGGGAGTCTCTCCCAGAGGACGCTATGTACGACCGACCGATTTTATCTCTCTATACCTTACAAACATTGAAACCTCTTTCCGTATGAAAAATCCCCGAGAAATTTTTTTGCTTAAAACCTTTGTAGGAACTATATGAACGACGAACTGAAAAACTTGGCTATTTTAGCTGGAGCACCCGAAGAAGTTATTGACACTCTTTGGTTTAACATATTCTGTCAGCAATTCGCTCACTTACTAATTAAAGAACTGGAAGAAGTATAATGGAACGATATTTCGCATATCTAAACGCACTCCGTGAATCAGGTATTACTAACATGTTCGGAGCAGCACCTTATCTACAGGATGCATTTAACCTGTCACGTGCAGAAGCAAGAGATATCGTATTAAAATGGATGGAATCTTTTAAGTGATTGCGCTATGGGTAATTCTTAGTTTGTTTATCCTAGAACTTACGGTAGGTTTAATCATCACTCTTTGTATAAGGAAATGGGGTGTTTATGGTATATAATCCAGATAAATGGGTCGTTGTTAAAATTGGAGACACACCGATCTACAGGGTATTTGCTTGTTGGTATGGTGGATATGCAGGATCTGATTCTTGGAAACTTAATTCAGGTATAACCCGAGTAAGTAGAGATGGATTCGTATATTCATTTGAAGGATCTTCAGGTTCTGTTTATGAGTGTCACACGGATTGCTACGGTACTAACTTCTACGGAATGGGAGTGTTGGGTAATATGATAGATAAAGCTGCTGAGAATGGTATTGTTATGGAGATCCTTCCCGAGGATACAGACTGGGAGACTATTGATTATGAATAAGATCGATCATTACCTAACTGATGCAGAATGTCGTGCAATTATAGAAAGTCTTGATACAGTCAAAGATCGTCATTGGGCATTTGTTACTGGTCATGATAGCAATTCTACCAATAGAGCGAAAAAAGTTTTTGCTTATAAACGATACTGTGGGGATATTCTTAATAGATTAAACCTTGACTACACCACTGCTGTTGAGGTATTAAAGTACCCACCAGGTACACATTCACCTGTTCATGTAGATGGTTCGGGTTCACATAATGATAGTTCTTTAGTGACTAGAAATGTTACTTGGGCAAAGACTAGGATTGTCCTACTAAATGATAATTTTGATGGTGGAGAGTTATTCTTTCCTAACCTTGGGGTATCTTATAGTAAAGAGTGTGTAGGATCGTTGATAGAGTTTCCTGCAGGGTTAGTTGAATATGCTCATGGCGTGCACCCAGTAAGAAATGGAACTAGATATACTTTGGTGTTTAGGGATTGATATGGCAAGTGTGGCAAAATATTTTGAAGAACGAGATGCTCTTAAGCCAAAACCTAAGTGGGTATACGGTGATAGAGTCTCAGGTAAGATTGGTAAGATACCAGTAATGGGCATGGTTATTCGTGAGGACTATGAAGATAGTTCTATGGTATTATGTCATCTAGATCTCCCAGTAAAAGACGAAGACGAATATAAGTGGGTGATGCGGATTCCCAGTAAAAGTATGAAACGATTAAAGGAGATCGTATGAAGCGGATTGATAGATTTGCCAGCGATGCTAACTTAGACGTGTATGCTCTGGGTAAAGATAAAGCAAAATGGGATATGCGTTTAGAAGCGTATACTCAATCTATTGTTATGCACTGTGTATATAAGTTTGGGCAGACTCGTATGGAACCAAGTCTTGAGAAATATATTATGGAAAGTTTAAAAAATGATTCTTGATGTTGAACAATAAATATAGAAATGTTCTTAAAAAAAGAACACAACATATAAACAAGGGAGAACGCTATGAAAACATTTATAAACTATATCGAATCGAAAGGTGTGGAGGAGTCTTCATTAGATGAAGAATTCAGTCCAGAAATTGCCAAGATGGCGCATGATGATGGTCATGTCAAGGGAGCGAGCCTTGCTGACGGTGCCACGCTGAAACGAGCAACAGAAATTAACCACTGGCACAACCAACATGGTGGTATGTATAAAAAACACTTTGCTAAAGGTTTCAAAGCAGGTCGGACGAATAAAATCAACCACGCTAATAAACATTACAATCTCAATTTGAAGTTGCACAAAGACGGCAGCATTATACGCAGTGAAGAAGAGAAATGAACGAACAAATTAAAAAACTTTGGGAAGAGGCTGCTAAAACAACTCAAAGTGATTCTTGGGAAGAGCAGACAAAGTTTATGGAACGGTTCGCCGAGTTGATTGTGCGGGATTGTATGGATGTTGTAGATGGCTATACCAAACAAAGAACATTTGATACACACTATGATGCTGTTGAACAGATTGAAGCCTTGTTTGGAATTAAACATTTTGGAGTTGAAGAATGAGTCTTGATGTAGATTTGATGGTTATTCAACCTACTTCGATCTTCTCTCTTAATATCACCCACAATCTTGGGAAGATGGCTGGAGAAGTACAGTTGAGTAATGGTAAAACTTTATATGATGTTCTTTGGCGAGCAGATGAGCATGGTTATTATACAGCTGAGGATATCTCTGAGTTGTTAGATGAAGGATGGAATATTCTACTCTCGGACCCAGAAAGATTTAAAAAGTTTAATCCCGAGAATGGTTGGGGTGAATATGATGGTCTTTGTAACTTTGTGTACGCATATCGTAACGCTTGTTGGGATAACCCTACAGCAGAATTGAGGATAAGTCGATGAACGATTGGATCTTGATTATTTTCTTATTCTCTCCAGGAGGAGATTATATGGATAAGTACACTAGAGAGTTTGCAACTAAACCTCAGTGTGAAGCAGTTCGAACATCGTTACCAGCATTGGATAACGGATTGGCTCGACACAAAGGTTTGTGCGTAACAAAAGATCATTGGACTGGTAAGAAGCCCATGAAGGGAGTTCCCCTTGATTAAAATGCATAAGGAAAGAATATGAGTATTAGTGCAGATGACATGATGGCATGTTGGTGCGGTCGAAGTAAGACTGGTAAATGCGATGGATCGCATACCTTTACCGACGATCAATGGGCTGATATGAATTATGAGTATACAGGAGATAAAAACCCCAATGACTCATGGCATGATAAAACGGATGACTACTATAATAAATGATTAGATTGATTGTTGATCATATCGCAAAGGTAGAACCAACACTTACTGCGAATCATTTCTTAAAGATAACTACTGAAACCGAAGTCCATGGATTTTCTGTTGAAGAGTTACGTAAAGAGATGATTGCTCAGGATAAGTTTCATTTACTGTCTGGACCATTTAAGGTACATAATCCAATAACACAGAATGAGATTAATTCAAATCTTCATGAAGAATTTGAAGTAGAAGAAACATCAGTTCCAGGAATTACTCTGGAAAACTGTTGGAGGGTTATGCGTGAATCAAAAATGGAAGAAGCAATTCGCTATGGTGGCGCAAAGTTTCGATCATTTCAACGCATTTATTTAAGAGAACATTACAATACAACATGGAAAGCACATTATGATCGGTCTTGAAATTGATATGGAAACAGCGAATAATATTACACGATTGACCCTTACGGACTATCGTGATTATTTAAAGAGTGAAAACGCAAGGTGGGAAGCAAACCCCAAGGATGAAGATAACCCAGATGGTTATTGGCTTCACCCAGAGGATTATGCACGCAACTTTAAAACAGTAAAGCGTATTGATAAAATTTTAAATGATTTTGGTGGAGAATTATATGGCGAACGTCAAGCAAGGGAATTTAGCTCGTCCCCCTCAATGGTGGAAGCATTTAAGGGATTGGAAGCGTATTTTCTGGAAATCCGAAAGAGCGCAGCAAAACAAGAGGATTAAAGATGAGTTACAGTAGGTGGAGCAATGGTAGTTGGTATGTCTTTTGGGATTCTGCAATGTCAGGCGATCTCAAAGAAAACCAACACCTTGCTTGTTGGTATGATATGAGCGATGAACATCAAATCTCTTGGTCATATACTGATGTTGATACATTGCTGAATAGAAAACCTGACGAAATTATCAAACATCTAGAGATGAAATACGACTGTTCTCCAGATGAAGCCAATGAGTTGCAAGAGTACATGCAAGGATGGCGCTCAGATGTAAACCGAGAATATAATACTTGACTTTAATTAAGAAGTAAGGTATAATAGTATTATGACAGATAAAGAAGTTTTACAGCTTTATAATGAGATGGAAGAGTTCTTCGGATCTTTACCAAACTTTGAACATGAACCTATACAGTTTGCTAATCGTGTAAAACTGTTTAAATATTATAAGGAACAGAATGCAAGATCACAATCTAGTGGCATTGAGCAATGAAATTGATAGTATGATTCATCGGTGCATTAAGAATTATGACATCACTTCACTATCCTTGACTGGAGTAATACTCGCTCGTCTTAAAATTGTAGCAGAAGCAACTCAACAAATTGATGAATTCAACACGTTGTGTGTTCATGTTGCTGACACTAAATTTACCCCAAGAACATATAATTAATTATGAAAATCGCAATTTGCTCGGACGTCCACCTTGAATTTGGACAACTACAATTAGAGAATACTCAGAATGCTGAAGTTCTTATTTTATCTGGTGATATTTGTACTGCTTGTGACCTTCGTGTTACCGACAGTATTCTTTCTTCTGCTAAAACTGATAGGTATCTTGAGTTTTTTACTGCTTGTAGTAGGAACTTCCCTCATGTGGTTTATGTTATGGGTAATCATGAGCACTATCATGGCGACTATGCTACTTCTGCAGGGTATCTAAGGGATGCTATGAAACAATGTGGTGATAATATTCACTTCCTTGACAAAGAAGTTTGGGAACATGAAGACCATGTGTTTATCGGTGGTACTCTTTGGACTGATATGAATGGTGAAGATGAGATGACTATGCGCCACGTTGAGCGTCGCATGAATGACTTCCAGATTTGTAAGAATAGTCTACGTGAAGTTAATTTCAGATCGTTTGAAGAAGACAAACCTAAGTTTCATACGAGACCTGCTACTTTGTCTCCACAGGATGCAGTGGAAGACCACAAAGCCATGTTAAAGTTTATTGAGGACACTTACACAGCGATCCCTCCATGGAAGACTGTTGTTGTAGTTGGTCATCATGCGCCAAGTAAAGGTTCTGAACATCCAAAATATAAGCACGATCAATTGATGAATGGTGCTTATAATTCTAGACTTGAAGATTTTATTCTTGCTCGTCCAGGAATTAAACTTTGGACTCATGGACATACTCATGAAGACTTTGATTATATGATTGGCTCTACCAGAGTAGTGTGTAACCCTCGTGGCTACATTAACTATGAAGATCGCGCAGATCGTTTCGAACTAAAATTTGTGGAGGTTTAATGAGTAACCACTGGACAATTACACTTGAAGAAGATCCCGCAACAGGAGATCTGATTATGCCATTCACACCTGATATGTTACGTCAGGTTGGATGGGATCTTGGCGATACGCTAATTTGGGAAGATATGGGCAATGGCTCATGGACATTAACTAAAAAGGAAACTGCAAATGAAATACACCCTGATAGCTGAAGAT